AAGTCTTGACAATCAACCTATAATTTTATATACTCAGTTCCATGAGTATGTATGTTGATATCAAATATCTTAATCTAATATCCCACAGACTTCAAAGGTTCAAAAAGAAGAGCGATTATCTTTGGAACTTTCGATGTCCGTACTGTGGTGATTCCAAGAAAAGTCAATCCAAGGCAAGAGGTTTTGTCTTTCGTAAAAAGAGTGACCTATTCTACAAATGTCATAATTGTGGGATGGGAACTAATTTATCTAATTTAGTAAAACATATAGATTCTAAAATTCATAATGACTATATATTAGAACGGTACAAGGAAGGCACCACTGCAACAGGAAGGGGTGGCCATGTCGAGAATCCAAAATTCGATATACCGAAACCTGTCTTCAACCAGAAAGGTATTTTTAGTAATGTCAAATCTTTTAGAGAAATTGGAAAAGAGCATCCTGCTTATCGGTTCATTGAAGACCGAAGAATTCCTAATGATAACGATATCTATCTGGTCAATCAGTTTTATTCTTGGACTAACAACTTAGTTCCAAATAAGTTTCCCACCTTGGATGGTGACCACCCAAGGATGGTGATTCCGTTTCGTGATTCCAATGGTGATATATTTGCATACCAAGGGAGAGCGTTTGGTAACGAAAAACCAAAGTACATTACCATCATTCTTGATGACAGTGTACCAAAGATATTTGGACTTGATAGGGTTGACACTACTAGCGATATTCTTGTCGTGGAAGGCCCTATTGATAGTCTTTTTATACAAAACTGTATTGCGGTTGCTCAAAGTGATTTGCGTGTACCTCAATACAAAGATAAAGCAATACTTGTTCCAGATAACGAACCAAGGAACAAACAAATAATACAACAGTTGGAGAGGGCGATTGATGATAATTATAGGGTTGTGATATGGCCTGATTATGTGCGACAGAAGGATATTAATGATATGATTTTATCTGGATTGGACGCTGTAGAGATTATGGATATTATAAGTAACAACACCTTCCAAGGATTATCAGCAAAAGTAGAACTTCAAAAATGGAAAAGAACATAGGAGAAAATAAATGCAAACAGCAGAGATTGTGGAGTTTCCAGTGGTAAGAGACTCTAAGTACCTAGGCATATCTATTGATTTAGATAGAGATAGAAAACTATCAGAACAAGCACTAAAATTACTTAAAGACTATTATTGCGTTGACGGTGAAGATAGTCCACAACAAGCGTTTGCACGAGCATCAGTTGCATATTGTAATGATGATATTGAACTCGCACAAAGAATTTACGACTATGTTTCTAAAGGGTGGTTTATGTTTGCATCACCTGTTTTATCAAATGCACCAATGCCTGGACAAAAAGTTAAGGCATTACCTATTTCTTGTTTTTTAACTTATGTTCCAGATTCATTAGAAGGTCTAATTGACCACACAGCGGAACTAAGATGGCTTTCTGTAAAGGGTGGTGGTGTCGGTGGTCACTGGTCTGATGTTAGAGCAGTATCCGATAAAGCGCCAGGCCCAATGCCATTTCTGCACACAGTAGATGCAGATATGACAGCATACAGACAGGGTAAGACAAGGAAAGGTTCTTATGCTGCGTACATGGATGTAACACATCCAGACATTATTGAATTCTTGAATATGAGAGTTCCTACAGGTGATGTCAATCGTAAGAACCTTAACTTGCACCATGCTGTAAATATAACAGATGACTTTATGCGAGCAGTAGAGAGAAACGAATGGTGGGATTTAAAAGACCCCAATGATGATACAGTTCGTGATACAATGCGGGCGAGAAAGTTATGGGAACAAATACTAGAGGTAAGATATCGTACAGGTGAACCATATCTAAACTTTATCGACACTGCCAATCGTGCGTTACCTCAAACCCAGAAAGATTTAGGATTAAGAATTCATGGGTCAAATCTATGTAACGAAATCCACCTACCCACTTCAGACGATAGGACTGCTGTATGTTGTCTATCTTCAGTCAATGTGGAGTTGTTTGAAGATTGGAAAAAAACAACAATGATTCGTGACCTTACACGTTTCTTGGATAACGTGTTACAATTCTTTATTGATAATGCTGGTGATGAAATCAGTCGTGCAAGATATTCTGCACAACAAGAACGGTCACTTGGACTTGGTGCAATGGGATGGCATTCATTCCTTCACAGAAAGAGAATTCCATTTGAGTCATCTCAAGCAGACGTATGGAATGCAGTTGTGTTTCAACATATTCAAAAGGAAGCGATTGAGGAAAGTAAAACAATGGGTATGTTAAGGGGTGAAGCACCAGACATGGAAGGCACTGGTAGACGCAATGCACATCTACTTGCGATTGCTCCTAATGCAAACAGTTCTATTATTTGTGGTACATCACCATCAATCGAACCAATGAAAGCAAATGCATACACACATAGAACACGTGCTGGTTCACACTTGGTGAAGAATAAATATCTTGAAGAGGAACTTATCAAGGTTGATAAGAATACCAACAAGGTATGGAATGATATTATTACTAACGGTGGTTCTGTTCAACATTTGAGTTTCTTGTCACAGCAAGTTAAGGATGTTTTCAAAACAGCAATAGAGATAGACCAAAATCGAATCGTTGAACAAGGTGGAGACAGACAAAGGTTCTTGTGTCAAGGACAATCACTGAATCTATTCTTCCCTGCTGGTGCAACAAAAAAGTATTTGCATCAAGTACATTTCAATGCTTGGAAACTAGGTTGTAAGGGTCTTTATTATTTGAGAACGGAAACTGGTCAAAGAGCAGAGAACGTATCTATGAAAGTAGAAAGAGATGCATTAAAAGATTATGAGACACAAGCAATGTCACAGGAAGAGTGTGTGGCGTGTCAGGGCTAGTTCAATTAACCGACAGTGCAAAAGACTATCTAAGACAAGTAGGTAAACCAAATGTCTATTTGTCTGTCAAGGGTGGTGGTTGTTCTGGATTCCAATATGTTTGGGATGTCACAGACGAAACCCCCACTGTTGAAAACTTGGTGATTGACCCAATAGCAGAAATGTTTGTTATGGGTTGTACCGTAGACTATGTAACAGAGTTAGGTGGTTCATACCTAAAAGTAACCAATCCCAATGCTACCGCCTCTTGTGGATGTGGTGAAAGTTTTGCAGTATAGGAGAAGAGAATGCCCCCTAGAAATCATAAACAATGGAGTAGTAGACCAAAAGTAGAATACATCTCTAGTGAATGTTATAATAACCACGAAATATTCCAGAGAGAAATAAAAGATATTTTTGCGAAGGTATGGGTGCCTGTTTGTCACATGAGTGAAATACCAGATATCTTTTGTTATAGAACATCACAGATTGCATTTCAAAATATCATAGTATGGAATACAGGTGATGGTGTAAAAGCATTTTTAAACAATGGCCCACAGACACCATCTGGCAAAATGTGGAATCAAGATACAGTTGGTAAGGAACTGCATTGTGAAATAAAACACGGGCAGATGGTTTGGGTTACACTCAATCCAGACCCAGACATGACAGTTGACCAGTGGACTGCTGGTGCGTTTGATTGTATCGCAGACGCAATTGATACAGAAGAACTTGAAGTGTTCCACTATCATAAAGCAATCATAGATACAAACTACAAACTATGGCATGATACCAACAGTGAATTCTATCATGACTTTATGCATTACTTTAACAGGGTCAGTGGATTCAACGATGAGTATTTTGCAAGGAAGAATATTCCTTTTGATAATGGTCATGTGAACGTCAGTTCTTTTACAGTGAACTACGAGGAGTATGAAGGATTTGAAGACAGAGGAGAGTTGTCGTTTCCAAACTTACCACCAAACCAGTGGTATATGGTTGACCTCTTCCCAGGCTTCAACTTCAATCTTAGGGGTAGTGCCTATCGTTCAGATAGTGTGACACCACTTGGGCCAAACCAAGTCATGATTGAGTTCAGAGGTTATGGACTGAAGAGTGATACAAAAGAAGAAAGAGAGACTCGTATCAAACATCACAATTCAATATGGGGGCCTTTTGGTAGAAACCTTCATGAAGATTTGATTGGTGTTGCTGGTCAAGGTACAACGATGCGTGAGGGTACTGAAAAAAGAAATATTCTTCATGGTAGACATGAGAACAGTACAATTCATGATGAGGTCGGTATGAGACATTACTACGGTGCATGGGGTGATATGTTGGGAGTGAACCCAGAAAGACCGTTAGCAGCATGATGGAGTCAACTTTTGGTATCCCACTAGATAGACCTGTCACTGTTAATCAAGACCTCACAGGAAAACAAAAGCGTTACATCCAAATACGGATGGAACAACTAAAAGAAGAAAGAGAAAAGTGTCACGATGACCACGATAAGATGTGGTTTAATCGTTGCATTCAAGAATTAGATTGGGTTCTGCAAATGAGAGAGAAACCTAATCACAACTGCTATATGGAGAAATAAGAAATGGAAATAAAAGTAGTAACTAAATCAGACTGTCCTTTTTGCGAGATGACCAAGAAGTGGTTTGACGAAAATGGATTTGAGTACAGTGTTGATTTGATGGACAATGAAGAAGAGCGTCTTGCATTCTATCAGTCAATCAACGGCATTGGTGAAATCGTTGGTAAACCAAACGAGGTGCGTAGAGTAAACTCTGTACCACAAATTTTTATTGATGGTGAAAGAATTGGTGGATATGATGAATTGATGAAATACGCAGAGACACTTTTCAAGAAGAGAGGTGCTGGTAGTCTGTTAAAATTTAGTGAAACTTATAAACCATTTTATTATCCTTGGGCAGTTGAAATCACAACAAGACATGAGAAGGTACACTGGATTGAAGACGAACTTGATTTGTCTGAAGATGTATCTGATTGGAAAGGTGGTAAGGTATCTGATGCAGAAAAAGATTACATCACCAATATCCTAAGACTGTTCACACAGGCAGATGTTGCAGTTGGACAAAACTACTATGACCAGTTGATTCCTAAATTCAAGAACAACGAAGTCAGAAATATGTTGGGTTCATTTGCTTGTCGTGAAGCAATCCATCAACGTGCATATGCATTGTTGAATGAAACACTTGGTTTACCACCAGAAGAATACCACGCATTCCTTGAGTATTCAGAGATGGCAGATAAGATTGATTTCATGATGGATTCAAACACATCGACACACAGAGGTCTTGCACTTGCAATGGCAAAGTCAGTGATGAACGAAGGTATTGCCCTGTTTGCATCATTCGTGATGTTGTTGAACTTCCAGCGTTTCGGTAAGATGAAAGGTATGGGTAAGGTCGTTGAATGGTCTATTCGTGACGAATCTATCCATGTAGAAGGGATTGCAAAACTATTCCGACAGTTCTGTACAGAATATCCTAAGATTGTAGATGATGACTTCAAGTCTGAAATCTATGAGATGGCAAGACAGTCTGTGAAACTGGAAGATAAGTTTGTTCAGTTGACATACAAGATGGGTGCTCCAGAGGGCCTTGAATCCTCTGATGTGAAGACCTATATAAGATATATTACCGACAGAAGATTACTTCAGTTGGGATTGAAACCAAACTTTAAAGTGAAGGAGAATCCTCTACCGTGGTTGGAGTGGGTGCTGAATGGTGCAGACCACACTAACTTCTTTGAAAACAGAGTAACCGAATATGAGGTTGCTGGACTAACTGGTACTTGGGATGACGCATACGAGGACGCCGCATAAATATGAGTAGGAAAATTATCTCTTGTGAGGACTGTGGTGCAGAATTTACAGTGCGACATACAATGTCAGAACGACATTACGAAATAAGACACTGTGTTTTCTGTGGTGCAGAAATCCCAGAAGATAATGAAGATGATTTGTACGATGAAGAAGATTTTGGATAAAATGGGTTTTAATAAAATACCACAAGGCTTACAGATAGTTGGATTAGGTATACTTGCAATATTATTCAACTGGAAAAAGATTGCATTCTATATCTTTGTGACTGCCTGTTTCTTTTTGATGTTAGCAGAAGAGGGTATAATTGCTGCACTGGCAGTTATACCTATTGCATATGTGTTAGATAAACTAGGTAAATTCCTTTGAAAACACAATCTGCAAAAGCAAAAGGTAGAAGGTTACAACAGTGGGTTCGTGACCTTCTCATTGAGAAATTGGATGTCCATCCAGAGGATGTCGAATCTAGGTCGATGGGTGCTGGTGGAGAAGACTTGATTATGGCGAGGGCTGCTAGAGAGAAGTTCCCTTACTCCGTTGAATGTAAAAACCAAGAAAAAGTAAATGTGTGGGAGTCATATTCTCAAGCAGTCGAAAACAGTAAAGACTATGAACCAGTGGTGGTTATCAAACGTAATAACCATAAACCACTCGTTGTAGTTGATGCTGAATATTTTGTAGGACTGCACAAAGGTGATATACAAACATAAAAATATAGTATTAGAAAAAGACACCAGTAAAGGTAAACTTTATATAAATGGTAATTTAAGATTCATGGGTGATGGATATGTTGCAATCAAGATGTTCATTGATGCCTCAAACAATCATCCAGAAGTTCTCAAGATGTTTCAAAAACAACTTGAACAAAGAGAGAAACCAAAATTTACACGAAGTGAAAAGAAAGCACAAGAAGAACCCCCAGAACCGCCCAAACCAAAACCAAAAGTAAAATCCGAAAGAAGGTCACGAATCGGTATGAGTAATTTTAAGATGACGAGGTAATGCGTCAATCTGTCATCATACCTTTTCTAATATCGCAACAATAGGACAGTATGACTGTTATAAATAGTTGTACATCCCCCCAATACAATTTATCAAAGGAGAATCACCTATGTCAATAGGACTAGTACTACGGCATACTTACGAGGAAACTTGTGAAGTGTGTGACAAAATCGCAGTGTGGTTTTCATCGACTGCACGAAAATGGAATACATTTTTTACTAAAATTGGATATGTGAGAGCGGCTTCACAACTCGCAAGACAAGGATATTACAACGAAGCAAAAGCACTTATGACAGAGAAGGAAAACATGAAATGAAAGTGATTGGATTTAT